GCTGATAATTTAGCTAATTCTTCACTATTAGCAGTTACTGCCATTTGTTGTTCGTAGGAAGCTTTAATTAAAGATTCTTGAATACTTATTTCTTTTAACTTTAAATCTAACTCACGTTGAGCAGTAGGAGCACCTGCGCCTGCATATATACCTAACTGGGTTCTAGCTACCCCTATAGCGGCTACTTCTTTGGCTCTTTTTACACCTAATTCTATTTTATCAGAAGCAACCTTATACATATCTTCAAGCATTTTAGGGCCGAAAGCATCAATAAACTCTTTTCCTGCTAATTTATATTTATTTACTAATTTTTCTGCGGAGGCTACAGCAGCTACATCCTCAGCATTTGCTTTTCTTACAACAGTATTTTCTCTGCCACCACTACCTTGCTTAGCAGCGGAAGTATTTTCCTTAACTTTTGATCTAGCAGCTTCTAAAGCTACTTCTGCGTCATTAAGTTGCTTAGCTATACCTGCAGCAGTTTGTGCATCTTTAAAGGTACTTGCTGTTAGATTAGCTAACATTTTTGGATCTTTTGATAGATCAACAATAGCCGTTAACGCCATTAATGGGTTTTCTAATGCTTGTGCAAATTTATTAGCTGCGGTTACTAGTTCAGTACCTAATTTACCTTGTAAATCTGTAAAAGCGTTTGATTGAGCTATCTGGTCAGATACTTTACCAATATCAACTAAACTTTCTGCGAAGGCTTTAGTAGCATTTGCTGCAAAAGCTTCTTTTTTGGATATCTCATCAATACCTTTAGCTATTTCTTTAGCTTTGGCTACTTTATCTGAAGAAGAAAGTGCCGCAAAAGCTTTTTCTAATACTTTAACATCATTAATATTCTTAGGATCAATTTTTAAGGCTTTAGCAAGGCCTTCTACTGCTTCTTTTTGGTTTGAACTATTTTGAAGAAGTTTTGATATTGTCTGAATATCGGCTATAGTACTTTTTACTACTTGTTGGGTATTTGATCCACCCCATATTGCAGAGAATGAGTCTTTAAATTTATCCCAACCACCAGCAGCTTCATTAAATTTATCTAAAGAAAATAATTGTGCATTTAAAGTTTCTGATACTTGCCCAAGACTTTGTGAGAAAGCAGTAATACTATTAGTACTGAAAGCTTCTTTCTTTTTAATTACATATAAGTCAAAAGTATCTGCGGCCGCTTTTACTACTGATTCATTTTCAGTTACTTTACTATTAAATTCTTCTTGTTGTTTAGCGGCTTTAGAAGCCCAGCTATCAAACATTTGGTAAGCAACTATCAATAAGCCTATTAGTTCTAACCATGGAGCAAAAGCTGCCATAGCAGTACTCATTGCAGAACCCATAATAAGTACGCTACCGGTAACGCCAGTAGTTACTGCTCTTAGGCCTTTTAATCCTACACCTGTAGCACCTATTTTGTTACCTAGCTCATCAAAAAGTGGCGCACCACTTTTAATATTCTGAAATAAGTTAGTGAAGGCTTGCCCCATACCTTTAGTAGCAGTATCAGCCCCTACTTGTGAAAGTACTTGTGAAGAAGACGCTTTTTGTTCTGCCCGCGCAGCTACCACGCCACGCATACCTTCTCCAGTATACCAGGCGGGTTTTTTACCTTCTACTTTTGTAGTAGAGGCTTCAATAGAGGCTTGATCTTTTGCTACAGAGGCTAAAACATCTTTAGTGACTTTTAAGTTACCTATACGTTTTTCTTCTAGGGCTATCATCTGCTTATATGCAGATATTTTCTGGGGGTCGCCCTGACTTTCATTCTTATATAACTCTTTAGTTTTATCTAATAAAGTTGTACGTCTTTTAATCTCTGTATCTACGCCTTTTCCTAGTGCTTCTGCATCTACATTACCGGACATAGACTGCGCCACTAATTTTGATTTCTTAGATAGCGTAGTTGCTAGCATTGTTTGTGCTTGAGATATTTTATCGTTGATAGACTTTTGAATAGGCCCTATCTTTTTATCTAGTTCTGCTAAGTCTTTTTCTACTGAATATATCTGAAAAGCATCATGTACACGTTTAGCATTAGCGGCAGATTCTACGGCTGTTTTAGCTAAACCTTCTCTCCATGCACCTAATGCAGGGATTGCTTGTTTTAGTAGCGTAGTACCAATTACTGCAAATACTCCTGCTAAAGCCATAGGCGATTCGGCTAGTAATTTTACAATAGGACCTAATACAACATTTAATAAATTTAACCCACTAGTAGCTACGTTGGTCATTGAGGCCAATAACTTATCATAAGGATTGGCAGGAATATCAATATTACTAAATTTCTTTTCACCTTCAGCTAGTACGGCGTTAGCAAATGCTTGGTGTTTTTCAAACTCAGATAATGAACTAACACTTTTACCGATAGATAAAGCATACTTAGCGTAAGCACTATCTACACGAGTCATAATACCTAACTCGTCTAATAATTCTGGTTGTAGCTTAGTAATACCTTTACTAAGTCTATTAACAGCATCTGGTAGGCTAAAGCCTAACGCTTGCGATGCTTTTTTAGCAACTTCTGCCATTTGCAAAATTTGCTTATTACTCATTCCGCCCGCACTACTTAGTGCAACAGCAGACATAGATTCTTTTAAACTGATTGCACCATCAGTTATTTTTACCATGTCTTTAGCTAAATTACCTAAACTTCTACCACTAGCTGCACCTAATTGATCTAAACCTTTGATCATATTAGCAGTATTCATCGCATCGCTTAATGCCCTAAATGCTGCACCAACAGCAAATAAGTTAGCAGCAAGAGTTGCATAGACGTGAACAAGCCCGCCAAGACCTTGAGCCTGCTTAGCGAAATCACGGCCTGATGCACCTGTACCTACAGCTGCTCTAGCCACGCCATAATCAACACCATCCGATGAGCTTTGGCTCGCACCTTTTACTGCCGCTGTAGTTTTAGGCGCCATTGCAGCACGTACAGCCCCAGCCTGTTTGGCTGAGTTAGCTACGTCATCATACGCTCTTCTTAGTGCTTCAACATCTTTAATCGTCTTCTTAGTACTGCCGCCATCATCTACGTCTATACCAATTTTAATATTTTCTGCCATAGTTTCTCCTATTAGCAAGTTATTTAACGGTAAATAATCGTTAAATTTTTAGCCTATTTTCCATATCCACCCTATTATATCAGTTAAGGAGCATAAAGTCAATACCGAAATTTTTTGATCCAAAAAAGAAAGCCCCTATAGATCGCTCTATAGGGGCTTCTTAGTTTTAACCAGATTTTGGTTTTTGATCGCTTAGAATTTTACTTCTAGTTGAATCCATTATAGTAATCCAATCTAGTAAATACTTACGATCTTTCTTCTCTACTTCTAGAATATCTAAAATATCTCCAAGTCCGTTATAGCTTTTGCCCATATAAGTTCCGCTGAATGAATCCCATTCATCTTGTAACTTATAATAGACTCCAATTGCTTCCTGAACTTCGTCCGGAAAATCTGAATACTCAATAGGAACTTCATCATCTACAGGTTCTGTATTTAGAGCCTCACACATTTCAAAGTACTGATCTCGTGTCATTCCAACAGAACTATTCTGAAAGAATGATACGAGCATCTTATTTACTTCTGTGCGCTGCTCTTCTGAAAGTTTCCCAAGTCTGTAACAGTTTCCGAAATAAAGGCATCAAAGTTAGCGCTATTTTTCATCAAGAAAAGTGCGTTTTCTTCGTTAAACTCTAGTTCTGCATCTGCGTCTTGACCAGTTAAATCTACTGGTGCTAGTTGTTCCAAGTAAGAAAGTTTTAACCCTTTCCAACCGCGTACAGCTTCTTTAACATATAGTTGTAAGAAGATTTCGTCGTTTAGTTCTTCAACTGGTTGACGATTCTTAAACGATGTTTTTGTTGATTTCTTACGAACATTAATTAATGTTTCGCGGGAAAGAAAGCTTACATTAACTGTAAACCCTGGTAGTCCAGGATATTCAACATCAATAGTTTTTGAAGGTACTAAAAGTGCTTTAAGTGAAATAGTAGTTGCCATTTGGAATTTATCCGATTTTATTATAAGAGTAAAAAAGAGAGGTGGGGATCAATCCACCCCTATAAAACTATTGCTTAAGCGTAGTAACGAATAGCAATATCATTTGTTTGAGTCAAGTCATACACGTTAGCGTTAGCTGTTGTGCTTGGGACAAAACCTTGGCCAGTAAAGTTAATAGCTGTAGAAACAACTTGTTGAACGTTAACTGTTGGTACACCGATTGTAACAGATGGAAGATCTAATACAACTTTAGTAGCATTAGCGGAACCGCCGATTGCTAATTGTAGGGAGAACATAGGCTCAACAGTAACCGAAGCTGCTGCCAACATATCTGCTAGTAATTGGCCAGTACCGCCAACGCCTGTACCTGTTTTCAAGTACGCATCAATTGTACCTGTAATAGAACGTGTACCAGTGTAGTAAGTAATTGGCAAGTTAACTGTGCCTAAGTTAGCTGGTGTAATAAAGTTAATATTGTTATTAATCGTTATTGAACCGCCTGTTAGTGCTAATGTGTACGCGGTACCGTTAGCTGCTACAGTAGTACCAGTATTATCAACTAAAGAGTTTACAAGGCTTAAACCAACTGTAGACAATTTGTTAGTAATATAACTAGCTGCTGTATTTTTAGCATTGAAGTTACCTGTTAAGGTACCGCCGCCGAAGGCGCCGCCAACTGCTGTAGAACTTGTTGCGATTTGACGTAATTGAGTAGCTTGACCTGTCCAGGCAGCAGTAGCAATAGCATCTAAACCGAAGTCGATAACAGCTTGATTAAGAGCAGCATTATCAACAGCATAAGCAACTTGGTCAACCAAGAAGATCATACCAAATTTTTGTAGTTGATTCTTGTTAGAACCACCAGAAGTTACTACTGAATAAGCAGTACCGCCTGCAGGGGCCCAACCAGATTTGAACAACTTAATTGTACCATAAGTGATACCAGTAATAGTGCCTGCTTTTGGATTAATTAGGTCGGCAGTAATTGCTGTGCCACTAACTGCTGTAACTTTAGCAGCTGCATTTAAGAACTGTAAGTCACTAGTAGGAGCACCGGTTAGACCAGTAAGAACTACTGTATCGCCAACACTTACGCCAATTGCTGTTAATCCTGTACCTGCGATAGACACGGTACCTGCACCATTTAAGAATGAGTAGCTAACACCTGTTAAAGTGCCGCCTACAGAAACTGTATTAGTTGCGGAAATATCTTGATCTGAAAATAATGCATTCCATAGAACGCTTTCTTCAGCAGTAATCGCTGTTCCGCTATTAAACGGACGGATATATGTAGAGAATGAGAAATCAACAGGAGCTAAGCTAGTGTTGAAAGCGCGTTCGCCACGAGTAGGTGCAACACCTGCTTCTGCAATAGTTACTTTGTCGCTGTTTGTATTTTGTGAGAACGAGAATCCATCTAAAACCTGTATTTCGAAGGTGTTAGTGGCGGTAAATCCAGTGGACTTTACCTTATAACCGTTAGCAGCTGTATCTAGGTTTGTAGTAAAGAATACCTTACTATTACGGACTAAATTTAATGCCATAATCTTTCCTTTTATGATTTTTTGGTACTATCCTGACACCCTGTGCTAGATATTTATCTGCGTTGGAGTCTTTATATTACCGGGGTTACATGAGTACATATCGTACTTGTATTGTCATTTCGCCGATTGCGTAAGGAGCTAGAAGCCCTTCATCGGTGATAATTGAGTTCACTAGAATTTCAGTAGTTTGGTAATTATTATCAATATCGTACGTTAGTGTTCGATTATCGTGAATTACTCTTTCCACATCCTCTAATAAATTTTCAAGTTGTTGCTGCGCGTCTTCATTCTTACAGTAAAGCTTTAGGGTAAGGTTAAGATAAGCCCAGGTAAAATCACCAGGCAAGTATTCGCGCATTTCAGATCCTGCCACAGTATATACAGCAGGGAAGTCGTGGACTTCATCCCAAAACTTTAAGTATGGGTAAGCATTGCTAAAGATGTTGGAAGTATAGTTTCCTGTTCCATCAATTTCTTTTAACTTTTCTGTGAGAGCTTTAATAATGGATGTTCTACGGCTCATAGTGACACAGACCTCATTCTATTAGCCGCTTTTTCAGCGGCGATTTCTCGGATTGACTTTGCTATTAGCAATTTAGGGTCACGAGAGGTTGGAACACTTTGTTTTCCGCCTTGGGAAAACGTAGCATAAGGGTTTTTCATATAGGAATAAAAGGCAGTTATCATACCCTCTCTACTTTGGGACATGCGCTCTACTTTTGCAGAAGCAGCAAACCTTCCTGTACGATAATTAAGAATATCTCTACGAGTACCGTCGCCCATATTAGCAGAAATTACATCCTGTAAATGAGTATTAATTAAAGTCTGTAAACTAGATAGACTAATAGGCGCTTGACCAGCTATTGGTGCTGTTGCTTGTTTAGCTACTGTAACTTTTCCACTTGTAGTAGTTGTTTTACCGGATATTTTAATAGGAGTAGCTTTAGCAGTTCTAGTAGCATGATGCTGTAAAGGTCGACCCTTTTTACTTATAACTTTTCGTAAGTGTTCTTCAATATCTTCTGCCATCGTATTAGAGCCAGAAATAATCTCTACAGAAACTTTAGATAACTTTAAGGCAATAGTTGCTTTTAATCTACTAAATATTTGTAACTCTTTTTCGGCGAAAGCTTTATTTAGCTTTTGTCTATGTAATGTAACTACAACATATAAGCTACCTAGCTTATTTTGAGCTAGGTTAATAGCTTCTGGGGTAGTATTTTTAAACGAATAAGAGGCTTCTGCCTGAATAGCGTATAAGTCTGATAATGCTTTAGTGGCTTCAGCTACAATAATTGGATTATTAGTAGTGGAACCTAATTCTAATAACGACGAAAGTTTTAGCTCTAGAGGGGATATTAGCTGATCGCTATCTTCTGTAGCAATATGTCCAATATCTATCTTTGTTCTAGTTGTTCTTGTAGTATCGCCTGTAGGAACACCCGCTTTATTTAAGCGTTCTTTAATTATGTTACTTTGTCCAAAACTAGTTTTAATTAGTCTTGGATCTCGTGAAACTTGTGTAGTAATAAAGTTACGAATAGCGTCAAAGCTACTAGCAACTAAGAATCTATTACTATCTCCACCATTAATATATACGAAACCTGCACCAGGTTTATCAAAATAATTATCAGGTAAATTTTCTAGGGAAGTATACTGCCTGGTAGCTTTATCGTTTAGTACTTGTACTAATGTTTTATACGCAGTATTATATGCATCTACGTGTGCGGCAGTATTTCTATATACGTTTACTTTTAATGCTTCATACGATAAGTCAAGAACTGTAATTCGCTTATCTAGTACATCGCGATAATCTCTGGATAGTATATTTACTATCTCTGGATTAATATCGTTTAAAACATCATTAATGGTTACTTTAGCCATAATATGCTGTGTGCTGATCTAGTACCCGCCTAATGTGAGCAGGTAGGTTAGTATTAGTAATATATTCGATTTGAATATTATTTGCACCAATTGCTTTTTGTGAGTGTACAGCAGCATCATTACGAACATAGTACTGAAGTAAATCAGCAATAGCTAGTTTTAAATCAGAGGGTAGTATTTCATATCCTGCATTGTAAGTAATTTTAAATGCGTTGGTTTTAATATACCCAACATAAGGAGCAGCAATTATTTCAACTGCATCTGACTCTTGATCTGTTACGTAGTCTTGAAACTCAGTAAGTTGAGTATACGTATTACCGTAATCCTCGGAAAACTCTACAGAGCCAATTTGCATCACTGGAGTTTCTTTTAGTAGGATACGATTACCGCTTACACCACCTTTAGAGACCTCAACTTTAGGGTCATTAACATAGTCTAAAAATGTTCTGCGGCAAATATTCTTTACTAAAGCACTAACTTGTGGGATCAAAGTATTGATAACTGTGTCCTGATTGGTGCTTGAGATTCCGATGTAGGCTTTGTATTCTTGGAGCGTTATTAAATTTAGTGCCATAGAATATCCTTTTTATCTTTTATAAAAGCACCAAAATGCTCTTATAAAAGATAAGGAACCGAAGTTCCCTATCTTACAGAAATACTAAGTAATCGTTAGATTAGCTTAATGTACCCCATACGTAATTACTTACGCCGTTACCTAAGTTAGTTGTAACTTGAGTCATACCAGTGCGTAAAGACGCAACTAGAACACGACGTTGTGTTTCAACTAATTCTTGAGTATCCATACGTAGACCACGTTGGTTACCAGATAAGAAGTTACCTGGAGCAAATGCGCAAGCACCGATTGTACCGGTAGCCTTAGAAGCGAACTCACCAGAAACTAGAACTGGGCTATTACCAATTTGACCAACTTGACCAGTTAGCAATGTAGCTTGTGGACCAACTTGGTTCATAGTTTGGAATGTGCTGTCATCTAATAGATCGTAGTAAACTTCAGTAGATACAACGTAAACTACTTCAGCTGGATCTAGACCCCAAGCGCCAAGATTCTTACGTAGTGAACGTAGGTTAGCGATTGAAGAGATAGTAGCAGCAGTTACACCGTTAGCACTTGTAGTGTTAACACTTGAATAACCTGTAATACCTTTAACTGGGTCAACACCGGAACCTGCACCTAGCAAGTAAGCGCGGTCAACAGAGCGAGCTAAACGGCGAATCATTGCATCGCGAACGATAGGCATGATAACCAATAGGCTGTCTTCTTCTTCTTCATAGTTTAGATACTCGTTAGTAGCAACTTTATATGCATTTAACGTGATTTCTTTCAACTGATGAGGAGTACCACGACCAGGAGTTTGACCAGTAGTAGCAGAAGCACCACCGCTTGACTGAGCAGCGCCGAACTGAGCGTTAGTAACCCAAGTTGCTAAACCAGCTTCTGGATTAACAGGCATAGTCATAACGTTAGTACGCATGTTAACTGCACGGATAAGTGGAGCAACAACTAAACGACGACGAACTTCAGCTTCCATGTTTGTAGAAACTTCTAGTTCCCATGTAGCGCTTGGCATGTGTTGACCAGCTTTTTCAACTAGTTGACGACCAAAGGCAGTAGACTCTAGAGCCTTACCAGTGATTTTTGCTAACATAACTGCAGCTTCGCGGTCTTGATAGCTAGATTGACCAGCTTGTTGATTGTCTGTGAAAGACATTTTGCTTGCTTGCATTTTTGCAATTTCAGCAGCTTTTTCTGCTAATGCGGATTCTAGGCCAGCTAGAGCACTTTTGGAAGTACTAGCTTGGTCTTCAAGACGCTTAGTGACTTCGGCTAATAGACGCTCAGCGCCTGTATCACCAGTCTGGATGTGAGCGGCAACGGCGCTCTTAACTTTAGCGTCAAATTCAGCAGCAGCTTTAGCAGCAGCTTCAGTTTGAGCTTTTTCAGCAGCTTGAGCCGCCAATAGTTTTGTTGTAGCTGCCTCGGCGGCATCGGTCAACATTTTTTGCATTTCTTCTGGAGTCATGTCCAATTCCTTTGTTGTTGTGCTCTTTGCTTCCGTTGTGGATTCTAGCCCTTTAGCTGAGTCGCCTTTGGGTGCAAATTGCTGTTTAAACTCTTTATAATCCGTAGCATTATCAAATGCTTTGGACAAATCAAATAGGGTATTTTGATTGCAAGGTACAGAAACTACCGAAATCTCGACAAGTTCAAGTTCCTTAATAACAAATACCTCTGCCGCACTATTATATTCTGCATCTAGGATGCGGAAACCAATGCTAAAAGCTGTTAAAATTTTGTCTTTAATAAGACCAAATACTTCTTCAGCAGCTGAAGAAATACGGGCTTTTACCCACAATCCCTTATCGTCCACTTTATAATCAGTCATTCGTCCGATAGGATCATCGTAGTCATGTTGAGATAAAATAATTGGATTTTTAAGGTAATTTTGAATACCTGCTTCCCAAACGGATTTTGGTACAACATCACCGCTTCTATCAATATCAGTAGTACTTGCATACCCTTCAATAAAGATAGATTCGATACTGCTGTCTCCGCCGGTAGGCAAGGCTTTTTCATTCACGGCAAAAGCACTGTTTAATCGTAGTACTTTGTTTTTATCCATGTAGTTCCTTACTTACTTTCTTATGCGCTCTTTCCACCTGAGGGATCCTTAGGTTTAGGAGGCGCGCCCCCTTGACTTGGATTTGCTGCGGAACCGGCAATATTTGCTGGAATTCGTAGATCATCATGTCCTGGTTTAGATTCATAACGTAACTCTGAGCGAGCTTCGTTAGGTGAGATAATACCTGCATTTACTAACGTTGCGTGATACGCTGCTACGTCTTTCATGTCAGGCTGTAATGCTGAGACAGAAGCTGTAACTGGTTCGATATCGTAACCAAAGAAGCGTTCTACAGCGCTAGTATACTTTGTTAGAATTGGAATAATTGTTTCCAAGTAAAACAAGCGTAAATTCGGTGCAATGTTAGCATTATTACCACCATCTAACAGGATAGGTGGGACGCCTAAAGCTTTAAGAACTTTAGCATCATGTGTTTTTATTGACGTATCAAAATCCATCTCTTGGAAGGTATCTGATAGGCCGGGTGCGGGCTTTAGTCCCGAATCCAAAATCATAGGCTTTCGGGCACCATTCTTTGGAGAATATTTTGACATCCAGTTAGCAATTGTACGATCTTTAGCAACTTGTGAAAGTGTATTATCACTTGTAAGTACTAATCCTGTAACTGCACCATTCTCAAAGAATTGCTCTTGGAATGTTTGCATTTTATACAAGATCTTGATATTACGATCTGCTGACATTAAACGTGAACTACCTCGATAGATACTAACTGAGGCTAGGTCTTTAACGTGAATGATTTCATCAGGTTTAAAAACGATTGTCGTATTATAACGATAATGCGATATAAACGTTTTAGGGTCTGTTTCAATTTGTACGCGAGAAGCTGGAAGGTGGTACATTGATACCCCGTCCCAGTAGATAAAGATATTACCTTCTAGAATAAAATCAGTAAAGATATTATTTCTGAACTCTTGCGCACTTTGGTACGGATTAGGTGCAAAGTTAAGTAGTTGAGCAATTGTTTTCTGCCTAACTCCAGTAACTCTACCTTCCATCTTTTTATCTTTTACATCGTAATCCATGCTTGCGCATCCGGATACGATCATATTTACACCGCGGTTTACAGTTTCTAGCTTTTCGAAGGCTTGATTATAAGTAATCGAACTATCTGTGTTAATAAACACACCTTGTTCGCGACTAATCAGTCCTTGAGCTGGATTAAGCTTTTCAGCTAAATCTGTAATCCACGTCGTTGGGTTATACCACGCCATGGTTTTTCCTTACAAGAATTTACTAAATATGGACAGAGTGTCCTTTACAGGGTCTCTTCCTTCATGTTTAGCTTTTTGTTTCTCTATCCAAGTACCTTGACGCTGCTCGCTACCCAGAGTTGGAGCTTTACCGTAAACGGAGTGTAAGGACACATGATGCTGATTACACAAGGTGTAAACTAGATCATACAGCTCAACTCGATGTTCTTCAATAAACTCATCCCTAACAGCAAGAATTCCGTCGTCCGTGGATATATCATATCCCTTGCGGTCGGCCCAACGATTTAACAGTGTAGTAACAGAATGGAGGTGATGTAGCTCTAGATCATGGGTTTTACCACATATGTAGCAAAAATCCTTTTTCTCATAAGCTGCTTTGGCTTTATCCCGAACCCATTTAACGGGTATACGGTTATTTGTATTCTTAGCCATTTTTTGGGATTACCATAATTTCAATTTTCCTATTATATCATTATAGCATAATAATGTCAACCTAGAATTTTTTTCTCCACTATTTTGCTTTACCATAAATTAGCAAGCCTGCCTAGCGTGTACTTAAATCGTGTAGGTGTAGAGTGCATAACGTAATGCGTCTGCCATGTGTGAGTATTCGTCGTGTAAAGGCTTTTCTGCCTTTATATTTTCACGAGTATCCCAACGGTACTGATCAAGCATAGCTAGGGTATGGGTACAGTGGGGTGAAATAGTCAAACGACCAGTTTCGATTAATGTTTGAACATAAGCGATTCCAGGTAGAACGTCTTTCTTTGCCTTGATAGTTGCCACATCGTAAAGATATGCTAAGTCCGAGGCAAATTGCGGCGCTGCGGAGTCTATGAAGGTTGATTCGATTTGCCATTTTAAAATAAACTCCTGAAATGCTGCTGCGTGTAAATCTGTAGTTGCCTCAGCTTTTAAGTACTCATCTGAGACATGGAATTTATCTAAAGTGGGCTGATACACTACAACCACAAAGGCAGTAGGGTCGCGATAGCCGGGGTCACATCCTGCAATAGCTTCATCCCCATCTAGTATTACATACTCGCAGATTTGCTGTTCTTCAATCTTATAGATTTGACCCTCAAACGTAGTAAATGAAGCCATATACTCTTGCTCAAACTCTGATCTAGACATAGATTTACGAGCTTCAGCAACGTCGGATTCAGCCATACGAGAGTTCTCAGTATAGTCCGCAGTAATAGAGCACCACTCTGGAAAGTCATCAGTGAAGCCACGATCAAAGAATCTGGAGAACCAGTTGTTCTTACCACGAGGCGTTGAAATAAAGATAGCTTTAGAATTAGGCTTATCTAAGGTAGGTCGTAGGGCAACATTAAATGCAGCCTCTCCGTCTGACCCAAGTGCAGCTTCGTCAAAGATAATAAGATCGTATGAACGGCCAACGCATGAGTCCACAGTTGAAAGTGAGCCCATACGAATGGTCGACCCATTAGAAAGCTCAATAATACGATCTTTTAAGTTATCTCTCGTAATCTCTAGGTCAAAGTGCTTGATTAACCTTCGTTGGAGTTCAAAAGAAATCGTACTAAGATTATAATTTGGGGAAATAATAAGTACATTAGATCCTGGTACGAGAGTAACCAATTGTCCGATGACGTTTGCAATGTAAGTCTTTCCTAGCCTACGAGCTAGAGCTGCACAGATAAACCTATATTTAGGATTGTTAACTGCATTGATTAAAGCGATCTGAGGTTCATTGATTGACTCCCAGATATTTAACAATTTTAAGTAATTGGTAACAGGGAGTTTAATAAATCTACGTGAGGGTTCGAAATCCGTTATATCCGACCGTTCAATATCTGGCCGACTAATAGTTAGCATTAGTTACCTTCTCCAGTAAGTAATTTTGAGATGAGAGCACCATATTTAGTACCGTCACCTAATCCGTCATTAATCTGCACATTCACTTGAGATTTTATTCCGGTACCACTACCTTGGCGTAATTTTTCTAACTGAATCTCTTTGTCAATCATTTCCATAGACATCTTATGCGATAGGGCAATAAGGTCTACAATATCTTTATTCGAGCCAGTTTCTGACTCCGACATATCTGATAACTTCTTTTTGATAAGCGTATCCATCAAGTCGCGCATACGAAAGCGGTTATTAAAACCTACTTCATAGAACACCTGATTAACATACGCCTTGATTTCGCTACGTGCTAGAATACGAGTTACGAAGTCGAGAGGTACGTCTAGCACATCTGCGACCTTGTGGATATCCTGAATTTCTAGAAAACAGTTAGCTATCTCCAGATTTTCAGGAGAAATTTGTAGGGCTTCCGCAGGTGATGAAGTTGGCACAGTTTGGGGTAAATTTGACATAGGCACTATCCTTTTAGTTAGTATATCACTAAAGCAGATAATTTACAACCACAGATTTTTTTACCCAGTCAAAGCTGACTTGACAAACACAATCTAAACTGATATAATCTTATTTTAATGAGGAAACTATGGCTTCGGGAATCTACCAGTTAACTTTTGATAACTCACAAACTTACGTAGGAAAGTCCGTCGACCTTGAACGCAGATGGCAGCAGCATTGGGATAAATTATCTAAGGGTACTGCGGCCCGGGAGATGTTGCAAGCGTACTATAGTAGTGCTAACGGCTACCCGCGTGCCGAAGTGCTCTTGGAATGTCACGCAGACCTTTTAGATGAGTATGAAAACTATTTTATCAACCTCCTACAGCCGAGCCTAAATACTCAGCGTCCTCCACCCCGCACAGAACAGGAACAATTAGCATTAATTAGACATGCCAACGAAGGTAGAGCACACCACTCAGTTCCCACGATCATGATAGCCTTAGAGAATGTAAATTGTAAGACAGTTGAACTAGAGGATAAGGTTGAACAGCTTGAAGAAAGTTTGGAAAGTTTAGATACAGACTATAGAACACTTGATGAGGCTTGGGAAGATAGAGCACTTCAAATCGTGCGTAAAACCAAGAAGTTTAGGGAGCTTGAGAGCAGTCAATCAAGTTTAAAAGCTGAAGTAGTGGGTCTTAGGCTGTTTAGGTACAATGTGGAAAATTGTAACTGGTGGCAGCGCTTGTGGCGGCAGTGGTAGTTGGCACCCCCTATGATTTGGGGGCGATTTTTATAAATATATTTATAACTATGCAATACGCCCTGCACCCGCATGAGTCTCCTTTCTTCTATCTCTAGGCCGTGAGGTAGGGCCCACTAGAGGCTGTCATAGCAAAAGTCTATTAACCGCCCCTATCCATTGTATCATACCTATGCCCCCTTGTCAATAGGGGTTAACACCTACGAAATAAATTAAATAAACCTTGCGCGAATGAAAAACTCTGATATAATAGATACATCAACTAGAGGAGATGATGGGAATGAAAAAATTACTTATTGAACTGTTGCAATGCGTTGCAATCGCTGTTATAATGTTCTTTCCCTTCTTCTACTACCTGTTGGTAATGATGAAACCTTAAACTCTGGAGAATTTAAAATGACTGCTAAAACATTGAACTACACCCCTGAACAAACTACCAAAATGGTTGGCGACTATGTTGCTGGTGTAACTGTAGAATCTATTGCGCTTGAGCTTGGAAAATCGGTACGCTCTATCGTTGCAAAACTGTCGCGTGAAAAGGTTTATAAAGCTAAAACATACGTTAGCAAAACTGGTGAGGCTGTGGTTAAAAAGGATGAGGTTGCCGACTTTATCGCTATGGCTTTGGGCTTGGGTGAGGCCGATGCTGAATCACTGACTAAGGCTAATAAAAATGCCTTGAAGGTTATCGCTGATTTCATCAAGGCTGAAAAGACCTGATAGATTGTAGGGGCTTTGCCCCTACTCTTTTTTATGGTATAATAAACACATGATAAACGATA